ATTGCGCAAGCTAAAGATGAAAGAGGTCTTAAAATTGCAGCTAAACCGAGAAGAATGGTTCTTCCGGTCAACTTGCAATTCGTTGCAGAGCGATTGATGAAATCTCAAGGTAGAGTTCAGACAGCAGACAATGATATTAATGCAATCAAAAACATGGGAGCAGTTCCAGAAGGATATGTTATTAATAATTATTTAGCTGATGACGACGCTTGGTTTGTAATCACTGACGTACCTAACGGAATGAAACATTTCGATAGAGCACCGTTGAAAACTTCAATGGAAGGCGATTTCGATACTGGAAACGTTAGATACAAAGCTAGAGAGAGATACGCATTTGGATGTTCAGACTGGAGAGGAATCTTCGGAACACCTGGAGTGTAATCTTAAACAATTTATGTGGCGGAACACAGTTTCGCCACATTTACTAAATAGAAAGAAAAAATGCACAAATTCCTAGTACATATTAATGCTTACCAATATCTGGCTAAATTTGAAGTGTTAGCTGAAGATAATGTTGAATCTATTGAGAATTCAATAGTTGACAAACTGGGAGATAAGAGTATAAAATGGGAATATCTTGGAGAAATGATGAGTCCCAAGATGAACAGAATAACCTATGAGGAGGTTGTTGATGGTACAAGACCTGTACAAACAAAAAAGGTCCTTGGAGTTGAGGTGGCAGCTGGAGTATGAGCAAGAAGGAAAATATACTCTGGATATGGTCAAAATTGATAACGCTATTAGAGATGTTATCACTGAGATCAAAGCCGAAGAATCTAAAATTGCAGATAGAGAAAATGCAATTAGAAATTCTGCTCCAGAAGTTTCTGTGGCTACGTAGATAAACGCCACATCGTTGAAATCGTATATTTCTTTTGCGCCCTCTTGCGCTCTTTAAAAAATTAAGCTATAAATCACTTACTATACAAATTTAATAAAACTATAAATGTAGACGCGTATAGTCGACTGCCCTAGGGACTACATTTAAATATTCTAGGAGGAATATTATGGCAAACACAACGTTTAATGGTCCAGTTAGATCCGAAAAAGGATTTCAACAGATCAATAAAGCTGCAAACACAGGAGTTGTTACATCAAGGTTTATAGGAATGAAACCAGATTTAACTAGCTTAACAGCTACTGCTGTGGCAACATCAGGTACATTAACTTATGCGGCTAATGTAATTACAATTAATGATTACACAGGCGCAGCTGCTCAAGCGGTAACATTACCGGCAGCAACTGTAGGAACTATCGTAGTGCATCTTCAATCAAAAGATGTAGCGCATTCATCAGTTGCTACACTTAGCTTTGATTGTGCAGGGGACGATGTATTCAGAACTGGTTCAAAAATTGAAACTACTTCTGGTGCAGAAGTAACTATTGATACGTCTATCGCAGATGAAACTAAAATGACGTATACACCTGTTAATGCAGCCACTAATATATTTTCAACTGGTTGTTATGTGTATTTTACATGCTTTGAAAAAGGTATTTGGAATGTCGCTAGCGATTTAGGAAAATATACAACAGCTACTGCAGGAACTTTCCTGTTCAGTACTTAATAGATAAACTTTGTGAGCTCCTTCGGGAGCTCGCAGAATAGGAGAAAAATTATGAGTACATACCCAGTAGATATAAAAAGTACTAACATTACCTCAGCTGGAGCGGGAACTATTTTTGGTGGTCCGTGTAGAATACTTGGACTTTATTATAATGGAAGTGCAGGTGCAGGATCTATAGAAATTTTAGATAATGCTACTAGTCTATGCACGATTGCTTCAGGCACTGGAACTGTATATATGCAATTTCCAGGAACTGGTCTTCGTTGTCAAACAAGTGGAAAATGCACTTTAACAACTATTGACGAAGTTACATTCTTTTACGGTTAGGAGGATAAATGGCAACATCAGGAACAGTTGCATTTGAGCCTTCAATAACACAATGTATTGAAGAGGCTTATGAAAGATGCAATGTACAATTAACATCTGGTTATAGTCTTAAAACTGCTCTTTTTTCACTTAACATTTTATTTTCCGAATGGGGAAATAGAGGTATACATTTTTGGTCTGTTTCTAATACTAATATTTATATAAATAGCGGACAGAATACTTATGATATTTATAAAAGTGCAGCGGCTAGAGGGTCAGATACAGTTAACCCTGCAAGATCAGACGCTTCTAGTACTTTTATTTATAATGCTACAGATATTTTAACTACTTCTTATAGAAGTGATGATGGAACAACTGATCAATCAGATATTATTTTAACTAAAATTGATAGATCGACTTATGCTGCTTTAACTAATAAAGAATCACAAGGAGTTCCAAGTCAATTTTGGATTCAAAGATTCATTAATAAAACTACTTTAACTACTTATATTACACCAGGATCTTCACAGGCAGGTAAATTTCTTAATATTTATTATATAAGAAGATTAGAAGATCCAGGAATCGCGTTCCCGGATACAGGATCTCCTCAAACAACTGGTACTCCTTATGCTAATAACCCGGAAGTTCCTTATAGATTTTATCCATGTTTAGTTTCAGGTTTAGCTTTTTATTTAAGTCAAAAAATTAATCCTGCAAAAACACAAGAATTAAAATTATATTATGAAGATGAATTAGCTAGAGCATTAGCAGAAGATGGTTCAGCTTCTAGTACATTTATTACACCTCAAACTTATTATCCGGCGGTATCATAATGACAGCGCGATTTGCCCAAGGGAAATATGCGCTTTCCATTTCAGATCGAAGTGGTCAAGCTTTTCCTTATTTAGAAATGGTTAGAGAATGGACAGGAGCCTGGGTCCATATTTCTGAATACGAACCTAAATCTCCACAATTAGAAATTAAAGTTACAGGAGGAGATCCTCAAGCTTTACAAAGAGCAAGACCCGCTAGAACAGAATTTGCAACAACTACTTTATTACAATTTAATCCTTTTTTTACTACAACCGCTGGAACTTCAGTAATTAGAGTTTATCAACCAGGACATTCCAGAACTATGGGAGATACCTATAGGTTTTATGGACCCCCTACGGTTTCTCCAGGGACGGGGACAACTAGTAATCCAGTGGCTACTTACGCTAATATTCCTAATTTTGATGGAATTGATGGGGCTACAATTTCAAGAGCCGCAGGGCATGTTATCTCTCAATGGGGGACTACTTATGTTCAAACTTATAATAATTATCAATTTACAGTTAGTGGATCTACTGCTACAACTGGTAATGTACAAGGAGGAGGTTCGGTCTCAATAGGACCAGTTACCTTACAAGCATAATGGCAGGATATACATATTCAACTTTAACAACAGCAATTAGAGATTATACTGAAGTAGATAGTTCTCTTTTTACCTCTGCTATCATAGATAATTTTATTATGTCTGCTGAGAATAGAATTAATAGAGATGTAGCAACCGATGCTCAAAGAAAATATCAGACAGCTACTTTGATTGTAGGCCAAGGAACTTATAATACTCCTGGTAATGAAGATTTTATTAGAGCTATTAAACTTACCGATTCAAATAATGATATGTGGTATCTTCAAAAGGTAGATCAAACTTTTCTTGATGAATATACACAAGATGAAACAGCTAATACTGGCAAGCCTAGATACTATGCTATGTTCCAGTCTGGTCAAGGAGCGAGTAATAATACTAATTATTATAAAATTGCCCCTTCTCCCGATGCTACTTATACTATTGAAGTAGAGTATTCTATAATGCCCGATCAATTAAGTTCGGGAAATACTCAGACTTTCTTGAGTCAGAAGTTCCCTAATGGCATGCTCTATGCTTGTCTCATTGAGGCTTATGGCTTCTTAAAAGGTCCCATGGATATGTTGACATACTATGAAAATAGATATAAACAAGAGGTAGATAAGTTCGGTCTTGAACAATTAGGAAGACGTAGAAGAGGTGATTATACAAGTGGAACTATTAGAATTCCACTAAACACGCCTTCAACAACTGATGCCGGACTAATTAAGTAGGAGATTATTATGGCAATAACAACTAGTGCAGTATGTAATACATTTAAAAATCAACTTTTAAGTGCAACTCACAATTTTACTCAAACATCTGGTAATAAATTTTATTTAGCTTTATATACAAATTCAGCTACTCTTGGAAAATCTACAACAGAGTTTACAACTTCTGGTGAAACTAGTGGTACAGGATATACAACAAGAGGAAAACAATTAGCTGTAGCTAATCAAACTCATAAATTATCAAATGATACAGCAATTGTTGATTGGGCTAACCTTTCTTGGTTAACTGCTTCAATTACAGCAAGAGGAGCTGTAATTTATAATAATTCAGCTTCAGATAAAGCTGTTTGTGTTTTAGATTTTGGTGGAGATAAAACTGCAACTGCTGGAACTTTCACAATTCAATTTCCAAATTTCACAGATACATTAGCTATCCTAAGAATATCGTAAGGAGGTAATTCCTTATGGCGAACACTTGGGGCTCGTTAAAGTGGGGAGAGAATCTTTGGGGTGACCAAGGATCAGTTAATATTGCCGTTACAGGTGTTGCTGCAACTACTGCAGTTGGAAACGAATCAGCTTTTAATTTAGATGGATGGGGTAGAGATACTTGGGGATCTCAAGTATGGGGTGGTACTGATGACGCTATTACTAATGTAACAGGTGTCAGTGCTACAACTGCCATTGGATCTCTTGGAATAGAACTTGTTAAAAATGTTCCAGTTACCGGAGTTAGTGCAGCCACAGCAATTGGAACTGTATCTGCTACTACCGATGTTACTGTTTCTTTAACTGGT